CCGCCAATGCCAGCCGGTGCCAGCCGGTGCCAGCCAGTGCCAGCCGAGGATTTATTTTTGCTACGGGGGGGCCTCTGCGAGCGGCGACTTCGGGGGCACCCGGCCCAAAGATTCCCCCTCCACCCCCCAGATCTCTACAGAAAAATCCTCAGAAAAACCCGACCTTCCGGCTATATTCAAAAAAAAACCTTGGCAAAATCCGGGAAAACCCCTAGCATATAAACTTGAGTGCTGATCGAGGTCTTCCCTGCCTTTTGATCGCACATTGGCCAGCTTGCTGGTACAATCCGCGCAGGAGGAGCGGTATAAAAAAACCCCCTCTCCTCTGATAACAGATGGAGCGGTAATATAGGAGACGACTAATGGCTAAAAAAGAACTTACTCAACAGCGAATGCTTGCTATTGATGCGTGGTTTGAGAATGGATACCAGAAGACGAACGCTATGCGAGCAGCAGGATACGCTGAGCAAACAGCAATAAAACGTCAATGTATCTTGTTTGGTCGCGAGGATGTCAAAGCAGAGATCCAACGTAGGCAAGCTAAAGCTGCTAAGAAGCATGAGTTAAATCAAGACTGGGTGATCAAACGATTGATGGCCAGAGCAGATGCTCCTATACATTTAGCTAAGTTCAAGAAGATTGACACCGAAGGCCAGCTATACTGGGACTTTACTGGAGCTACGCAAGCCGAGCTCGGTATGGTGCAGGATCTTGGTGTTGAGTTTACTAAAGTTGGGCGTGGCGACAGCGCAATCGATGTAACTAAATTTAAGATGAAAGACGTAGACGCTCATGCAGCATTGATGGCGTTGAGTAGACATCTAGGATTGTTCGATGATAAGATCACAGTGACCGAAGGTAGTCTTGAAGATAAGATACTAGCTGGCCGTCGTCGTTTGAATATGGAAAACGCAAAGAGAGAAGAAGATATAATACATTAAATGCTCTCACTGTGTCAAACGCCTAAGTATATATATATTACTTAGGCAAACGACACAGTGAGTGAAAAAAAGGGAAACAAATGGCTTCACGTGATACCGCTGGCCGATCTAGCAAACGAAGCGCAGATGATAAACTAGCAGAGAGTATGGGGCATTTTTATGCAGATCCATTAGGCTACGTCATGTTTGCGTTTCCTTGGGATACGTATACACCGATTCAATTAGTAGAACTCGAGCCTCAGTACCGTGACAGGTTCAATAGTAAGTATGGCCCTGATAAGTGGGCGTGTGAGTTCCTTGACGATTTAGGGAAAGATATTGCAGCTAATAACTTTGATGGGCATAATGCAGTACAACCGTTGCAGTATGCAACAGTTAGCGGCCACGGTATCGGTAAATCAGTTCTTGTAGCTTGGCTTATTAAATTTATTATGGATACAAGGCCGTACAGCAAAGGCACAGTCACCGCAAACACGGCAGAGCAGTTGAAGACAAAGACTTGGGCTGAACTTGGTAAGTGGCATAATATGTCGATTACTGAAGCTTGGTATACTTTTAACACAGGTAGAGGGGCTATGAACCTCTGCCATAAAAAACATAAGGAGACATGGCGCTGTGACGCACAAACCTGTAGGGAAGAGAATTCGGAAGCATTTGCAGGCCAACACGCTGCGTCGGCTACGTCTTTCTATATCTTCGATGAGGCATCTGCTGTTCCAGACAAAATATTCGAAGTTCGCGAGGGGGGAACTACGGACGGAGAGCCTATGGTTTTTGATTTCGGCAACGGCACTCGTAACTCAGGTCGCTTTTTTGAGCATTGTGCTGGGCGTTTCCGACATCGCTATAAAGTTAGAAGCATTGATAGCCGAAATGTTGGTATTACCAATAAAGAACGTATTAAAGATTGGGTCGCAGATTATGGAGAAGACAGTGACTTCGTTAAAGTCCGTGTACGAGGTATGTTTCCAGCGGCTGGGTCATTGCAATTTATTCCTACGTCGCTCGTTGAAGAAGCTCAGCACCGTGAAGTTACCGAAGATAGGTACGCCCCGTTAGTAATTGGAGTCGACGTTGCTCGCTTTGGTGATAACGAGAGTGTTATATGGCCTCGTATTGGTAACGACTGCCGCACGTGGCCACCTCGTAGGTTTCAAGGACTAGACACAGTACAGTTAGTCGGTAAAGTAATCGAATGCTTGCGAGAGTTTAAATCGCTCGGAATGGACTGTAGTGGATTATTCGTCGACGGGGGTGGCGTAGGTGGTGGAGTAATCGACCAATTACGTGCTTTAAACTACAATCCTATCGAGATACATTTTGGTGGCAAGGCTACTAACGGGCAAACTTATAGATATAAATCTGACGAGATGTGGGGCACGTTGAAAGATGCACTACCAAAATTGTGCCTACCTGCAAATAATCAACCGGGGGGGGTTGACTTAAAAGCAGACTTGACGCAGAGAGAGTATGGGTATACCCTTATGGGAAATAAGATTAATTTAGAGACGAAAAAAGATATGGTAAAACGAGGTATTAAAAGCCCCGACCTTGCAGATGCATTGGCTTTAACCTTCGCGCAGCAAGTCGCTATTAGGGCTCGCCCTGAAGGCGTATCAGCAACTCAGACAGTGGTATCAGATTACGATCCACTCAATCCATCATTTTAGGGTGAAGTAGTATGAGTTCAGGAGAAGGTTCCAATTCAGACGGTAGCGCTGGTGGCATAAGAGAAGATAGGCCGGGGGGAGCTCTGACTGGTGCCTATGATAATAATCCTGATTCTCCAACCTATGGTCAACGAGTAGGCCCAACTCAGGCTACGCCTAATAGAACAGATCTTCCGGGGAGCACTGCCGCCGACATAGCGTTGAATCCTCGATCTAAAAAATCTACTTCTACAGAAAAAGCACTTGCAGCAGCTCAAATTGGAATTCCGGGGGGCATATTATTTGCCGGACTAGGAAGAATGCTCGGCATGATGGGCACAAAGTACAATCGTGAAAACGCTCCCGGCCCTGATGCTTACGGTGGTGATGGTGGAAGTTCCCAACAACAACAAGGGAAATTAGCAGCAGCACCTGTAGCAGTAGCAGCTAAGAAACCTATAGCGTCTGTAGTATCAACGAAATCTACTTCTCCACCTGCTAGTGTGTCAAATGCAAAGTTAGGCACGGCGACACCTAATCGAAAAATTACAACGCGAGCTCCTTTAAGTTTTTCAACGGGTGCTTTTAAAACGGCTTTAGGATCTTAATATGACTTCTCTATTTTCTACGAAACCCCCGCCTTTACCACCGTTGCCACCTCCACCACCTCCACCTATTCCTGTACCAACTCCTCAAGATCCAATGGTTACGAAAGGGCGTAAGAGAGATAGACAAGTTGCAGCTTTAGCTACAGGTGGGCGTAGTAGCACCGTACTCACAGGGGGCTTAGGACTCACAGGGGATTCTCAAAGCTCCAAACGTAAGACAGCTTTAGGAGCTTAACCACATGGCCGATTCTAATAAGCGAGACTATTACGAACGCCGCAAAGGCGACATGGATAAAGAACGGTCTAGTTTTATTAGCCATTACAAAGAATTATCTGAATACAACAGCCCACGTAAAGGAAGATTTGAAAAGACAGATCGTAACAAGGGTGATAAGAAACATAAATCAATCGTTAACAATCGAGGAATGCGAGCGTTATCAACTGCGTCTGCAGGAATGTTTGCGGGTGTTATGTCTCCGTCTCGACCTTGGTTCTCATTAGCAACTCCTGATCCTGATCTAACACAGTTTCAACCTGTAAAGATTTGGTTACGCCAAGTCGAGTTGCGTATGAGAGCTATCTTTAACGCTGGTAATCTCTATACAATGGCCCCCGGAATGATTCACGAGTTGTTAAACTTTGGTACTGGGTGTATGACGCACGTCGACGATGACGAAAACTTATCTCGATTTTATACGCATACTGTCGGTAGCTATCTAATTTGCCAGAGTGATAAACTAGAAGTAAATACTCTTGTGCGTGAGTATGATATGACGGCTGAACAAATCGCCCTTGAGTTTACGGACGGGAAAGATCTAAGCAATCTAAGCACATCGGTGCAAACTGCGCTTACTCGTGGCAATATGGGAGCATGGTTTCCGGTCGTTCACTTTATTGAGCCAAACGATGATATGCGTCCGAGCAGTCCATTATCTAAGGACAAACCTTTTGCGTCTGTTAAATACGAACCCGGCAACGTGGATAAAGATGCGTTTCTGAGTGTTAAAGGTTTTGATGAATTTCCTGCGTATGTTCCCAGATGGGGATTAACAGGAGAAGATATTTACGGCACTGATTGTCCCGGTATGCAAGCTCTTGGTGATATAAAAAGTTTGCAGATTGAAGAGAAGCGTAAAGCGCAAGCTATTGATAAACAAGTTAATCCCCCGTTATCTGCACCGCCTTCAGTACGCAATACACCGATTACGAGTCTTCCCGGCGGCTTAAACGTCTATGATGCGGGTGGAACTGGCCAAAAGATTGAGAGTCTATATTCAGTTAATTTAGATTTACGTGATCTAAAAGAAGATATGGATCGAGTAGAACGTCGTATTAATGACGCATTCTATGTTGATCTGTTCCTTGCGATAAGCAATATGGAAGGTATTCAGCCACGCAACGAGCTAGAACTTAGCGAAAGAAATGCTGAGCGTCTGTTACAACTAGGGCCAGTACTTGAGCGTATGCAAGGAGAGTTTCTTGATCCATTGATCTCACGTACTTTCAACCAGATGATTAGAGCGGGATTAGTTCCTGAAGCTCCTGAAGAAATACAAGGTCAAGCTATTAAAGTTGAATACATCTCGTCTCTAGCGCAAGCTCAAAGAGCAGTTGACACACGAGGTATCGAGCGGCTTACTACGTATCAAGCTGGACTTATGCAAGCTGGACTATCTGATGGCAAGAAGTTTAACGGTGATGAAGCGATACAAGAATACGCTAACCTTATCGGTACGCCGCCCAAGTTATTGGTGCCGTCTGACCAAGTTGCAGAAGAACGGGCTGCAGCTCAACAGCAAGCTGAACAAGCTCAACAGATGGAAATGGCTCAACAGGGTGCTCAAGCAGCAGCAGCCGCAGGCCAGATAGATCTTGATGGCAATAATCCAGTATCGGCAGTTTTGAATGGCTGATACGAGCGACGAAAAAGAAGTTAAGATAAAAAAGGCAGTTCATGTCTTAGCAAGAGAAAAAGAAGTTGCAGAGTTACACGCTTTGTTGCAAACGTATGGGGGCCGAGCATTCATCTGGAGAGTGCTTGAGAAGTGTGAAATACATAATTTTGGCTTTTGTGGAGATAATAATCTTCTCAATCATAAAGAAGGCCAGAGATCGATAGGTGGGTGGATATTAACAGAAGTCTTTACTTCTGACGTTAATGCGTATAATTTAATGAAGAACGAAGCGGTGTCACGTGATACCACTTCTAATAGATAAATAAAGGGACGAAGATGGCTGAAGAAAATTCTACTGCGGGTGAAGAACCTGCTGAAACTAATCCTACTGCACTTACAGAGCCTGAGCTCAGTGCAGAAGACAAGACTGAACTCACTGCGGAAGCAGCGAATGACGGAACGACTGACCACAATGCCGACGAGAAACCCGAGGACAGCGTAGCTGACAAAGGTAAGGACGGTGCCCCAGAAGAGTATTCTGACTTTACGTTACCGGAAGGCGTAAATCTCGATGCTGCTGCGGTTGCAGAGGCGATTCCTCTCTTAAAAGAGATGGGAGCTACTCAAGAGCAAGCGCAAAAGCTAGTAGATCTACAAGTCCAGACGATGACGGGATTGATGGATGCTCAGTCCAAGGCGTGGACAGACCAACTAGGTGAATGGAAAAATGCTCGTGAAACGGACGCAGAATTCGGCAAAGGCAAATACGACGAAAGTATTGCTATAGCTCGTAAAGGTATGCGTGAGTTTGGCGAACCTGCACTTTTTGCCGCCCTAGAAGAAACTGGAATGGGCAACCATCCTGAATTGATCCGAGCGTTTTATCGGGTCGGAAAAGCTATTGGAGAAGACGGTTTTAACTTTGGTAGCAGCAACACAGAAGGTGGGCAATCACTCGCTGAGAAACTGTTTCCAAACCAAGGTAAGGCCGCTTAATCCCTAACTCAAAGAAAGGCATTGAAAGATGGCTACATTAAGCGTTCAAAATCCAACCTTATTGGACTTGGCGAAAGTCACTGATCCAGACGGCAAAATTGCAGCCGTGGTTGAAATCCTCAACGAGACTAACGAAGTCCTCGCTGATATGTCGTGGGTAGAAGGCAACTTGCCAACTGGCCACCGTACTACAATCCGGTCTGGAATTCCTACTCCTACATGGCGTAAGCTATATGGCGGGGTACAACCAAACAAGTCTAGCACCGTACAAGTCACCGATAACACAGGTATGTTAGAAAATTATGCTGAAGTTGATAAAGCTTTAGCTGATCTTAACGGTAATACTGCTGCGTTCCGTTTGCAGGAAGATCGTCCTCATATTGAGGGAATGAACCAAGAGATTACTGATACTCTTTTCTACGGAGATGAGAGCACAGAACCTGAAGCCTTTACTGGCTTTGGCGCTCGGTTCGCTAACTTGACTGCTGACGAAAATTCCCAAAACGTCATAAACGGCGGTGGATCTGGCACAGACAACGCCTCGATGTGGTTAGTTGTTTGGGGGCCAAATTCTTGCCACGGCATCATTCCTAAAGGTTCGACTGCTGGCTTGCAAGTTACTGATAAAGGCCAAGTAACTATAGAAGACGCTTCCGATGGATCTAATTCAGGTCGTATGGAAGCTTATCGTACCCACTATCGCTGGGACGCTGGCCTCACGGTTCGCGACTGGCGTTACGTCGTGCGTATTGCTAACATTGATAAATCAGCTTTAATGCGTACATACAACGCTGGCACCTTTGCCACGGGCGCGATCTTGCCTGATTTGATGTATCAAGCAATGCGTAAGGTTCCAAACCTAAGTGCTGGTCGCCCTGCTTTCTATATGAGCCGGGATATTGCTTCTTGGGTTGCACGTCAAAGTTCTGCTATGGGCAACGCTGCTGCTGTCACGCTTGACACAGTTGCTGCTGATAACAAGATGACGGAACGGTTCCATGGTATCCCGATGCGTCGCGTTGATGCTTTATCCCCTGATGAAGCAGCACTTACTTAATAACATTTAGGCAAATGGAAGGTTAACATTATGTGGTTAGATGAACGAACTGAATTTGCCGATAACGCGTCCGTAGCAGCAGGAGCTTCTACGGCGCTCATCGGTAATGTCATTGACATGGAAGTTGCTCGAGATCTCGGCAACGGCCAACCTGTTTACTTGTGCATTCGCACTGGTAGCACTGAGATTATTACAGGCGGTTCTGCCGGTACTATCCAGTTTAAGTTCTGTAGTGATGCTCAAGCAGCTATCGCGGTAGACGGAACTGCTACCGAGCATATCATCACAGATACGTTTGTGACTGATGATTCGGCTGCAAACGCATCCCAGATGAATGCTGGTGGTACTATCTACTTTGGAGCTATTCCTCTTGAAAGCTTCGCGTATGAGCAGTTCCTCGGCATTACGTGCACGGTCGCTACTACGACGGTCACTGCAGGCACAATTAATGCGTTCTTGACTATCGATCCAAATGGTTGGAAGTCGTACGCAGACGGCGCTAACTAAGACTAATCGGGGATGGGTGTAAAAAGCTCATCCCCACAGTTTTTTAATATAAAATAGGGAAAGTTTAAGATGATTGTTAAATTTCAAAATCGGTTTATTATAAATGGTTTTGGCCGAAAAAGATTTCCAGAAGGAATAGTTACAGACGTACCAGAGAAGTTACGGAACTTATTACCTTCTACCGCAGAGATCCTTGATGAGGTGCCTGAAGAAGATCTTTCTGAAATAGAAGATTATGAAGATACTGTAGTTGCCGATCTAGAACGTGCTCAAGCGAATGTATCTCAAGAGGTTCTAGAAGAAGCTGGATTTGCAGGTTATGCTTCTGAAGGTGATCTATTTGAATTTGTAGACCCTGAAATTTGGGAGTTCGAGGGTAGAGCGTACAAAACAGAAGCAGCTATGAAAGCGGCTATGACTCGCCACAAAAACCTTAACGGATAAATTACACTATGGCTAATACCTCAATCAGCGAAGTCCGTATATGCAACATGGCATTATCTCGTTTAGGAGCTTCTGGAACTATTGAAGACCTCAACGAGAATAGCGCCGAAGCACAGGCTTGCAATTTGTGGTATAATTATGCTCGCAAACAATCGTTAGCTGGTTTTGACTGGAGTTTTGCTCGTAAACGCCTAACACTAGCGACGCATTCTGATCCTCCTCCTGATGGAGTGTGGGCGTACCGATATCAATATCCATCGGATTGTGAGATTATGCGTAAGATTCAGAATCCATCCGGAGCTGCTAACATTGTTAGAACCGAAGATAGTCTACTTGATCCAGATGCTATTCCGTTTGAAATCGAACTCGATAGTAATCAAGAGACTAAATCGATTCTCTGTGATTTAGATGACGCAGTTGGAGTATACACTTTCGATTTGACAGAAGTAACATTATTTTCCGAGTTCTTTATTTCGTTATTAGCTACAAACATTGCGGCTTACATCGCTTTTTCCGTAACAGGTAAACAAGATATGGAAGAAAAGATGGCGTTTAGATACGCTCAACTGCTGCAAACAGCGCCTGCTTCCAACGCTAATGAGCAAGTCGGAAGACCGCCCAGAGATGCAGAGTGGATTAGAGGACGTTTCTAGATGGCTGATTTTATCCAACCATCATTTGCGAAGGGCGAGTTAGGCCCTGCGTTGTACGGGCGTGTCGATACTGCTGCGTACCAAGTAGGGCTTCGAACCGCTTTAAATACGGTTGTACATACACATGGCGGTATTAGTAATCGAACAGGATTAAAATTTCTCGCTCCTTGCAAAGATCATACAAAATGCCCAATATTTATTGAGTTTGCTTTTAAAGCTACAGATACGTATCTGATCGAAGTTGGCAATCTCTATATGCGATTTATTCGTAATGACGCACAAGTATTAGAAACTGCCAAGACAATTTCAGGAGCCACAAAAGCCAATCCTTGCGTAGTTACTGCAACCTCTCATGGATACAGCAACGGAGATCACGTATATATTAGCGGTGTAGTTGGCATGACCCAGCTCAACGGTCGATGGTTTCAAGTTGCTAGTGTTACTACGCATACTTTCGCGTTAAAAAGTGTGTATGACGGGGGCTCATCCAATATCAATAGTTCTGCGTATACAACTTATGGATCTGCAGGTTCGGCAGGTAAAGTGTATGAGATTACTACAACTTACGCTCAAGCTAATTTACCTCAATTAAAATGGGCTCAATCAGCCGATACGATAACAATTACGCATGATCAATACCCACCTTTCGAATTATCCCGAACAGACCATAATGCGTGGTCGCTTGCAGCCCCTACATTCGCACCTAACATAGCAGATCCTACCGGGTTAGCAGTCGCGGCTAATGGTGCAGACAATGATGTGTTTTGGAAGTATAAAGTTACGGCGATTAAAGAAGAGACGTTTGAAGAAAGCCTTGCTGCTATTAACGGTACTGGATTAACAGTCGCTTCCGCTACCGCAGCTAATCCTGTTGTTGTAACGATAACGGGTCACGTTTTGTCGACAGGAGATGAAGTAGAACTTACAGGTTTTACTCAAATGACAGAAGTTAATAATCGTCGTTTTATAATTACAGTTATTAACTCTAGCACATTCTCTCTAGACGGTGAGGATGGCTCAGGATACGCTGCAGAAACAACTGGGGGGTCAAATACTTGTTTTGCTACTTTCGCAGGCACAGGCACGTCTGCGGCTCCTACAGGCACAACGATACCTGATAGTACTATTACGTGGGCTGCAGTTGCTGACGCTGTTAAATATACGGTGTATCGAGCTAAAGGGGGCAGCGGTGCTTATGGATTTTTAGCTGAGACACAAGAGTTAACGTATTCAGACAACACGTCTGGGCTTTTACAGACTGATCTTACTACAACTCCACCTACCGCTCGTAATCCGTTTCGAGTAGCGGGTGAGTTTCCTTCGGCTGCAGGATATTTTCAACAACGTCGAGTTATGGGCGGGTCTACCAACAAGCCAGATACTTCAGACTATTCTCAAACAGGAAACCAAAGTAACTTTACAAAATCTAGTCCGTCTCAACCCGACGACGCAATTCGTGCTACTTTAAACTCTCGAAAAGTTAATCAGATACGCCACTATGTTCCCGGCACTGATCTACTTATTCTGACAGATGGAGCAGAATGGCGTATACACTCAGGAGATAATTCTGGGTTTGCAGCTACTACATTGAAGCAAGAACCGCAAACAACGTGGGGATCTAATCATCTAAAACCTGCAGAAGTAGGTAAAACAGTTATATTTTGCCAAGAAAACAATATTGCTGTTAGAAGTATTGGCTATCAGTTAAACATCGACGGATACACAGGCACAGATCTTACTCTACTTGCTCCTCATATATTCGAAGAATCTACTATTGTTTCTTGGGGGTTTGCATTATCCCCCGAACCTGTTGCTCACATCGTTCGGTCGGACGGCATGGTTGGAGTGATGACTTTTAACGAAGAACAAGAAGTTTTAGCTTGGTGCCGATGGGAGACTCGTAACGGGTTATTTAAATGGGCTGGAGCTATGCGGCCATCTTCTGCTGAAGTAAATGATGCAGCGTATTTTGTTGTTCAACGAGTTGTTAACGGTAATACAGTACTATTTATTGAACGCATTGCTAGTCGAAGATTTACTGATGTACAAGACGCTTTCTTCGTTGACAGCGGATTATCTTTAGATGTTCCGTTTGCAATTAGTGCGGCTACTTCAGCAGATCCTGTCGTTCTAACTACTGCAGCTCACGGGTTCTCCGATGGAGATGAAATCGATATTGAAGGAATCGACTGGGTTTCTACGTATGATAGTGATGAAAATGAAATAGAAGTATCTCAATTAAATGGTGGCAGATTCTACGTAGCAGATTCAACGTCTACAAATCTGACTCTATTTAGCAATGAAAATGGAATAGCGATTACGGGTATCACAGCAGCCAATCCGGGCGTCGTAACGGCTACAGCCCATGGCCTATCGAATGGTGATATGATTGCGATGCACGGTATTGCTGGAATGGTTGAGGCAAATGACAACATATATAAAGTTGCTAGTGTCTCGGCAAACACCTTTGCGTTAAAAACTGCTGCAGATGCAAATGTTAATACTTCTGGCTTCACAGCGTATACGAATAGTGGGAGTGTATATCATGCTACCGATGGTTCAGCTTTTGCCGCTTATGTTCGCGGTGGGAATGTTCGTAAAGCTATTACTACCGTTTCAGGTCTTAATCATCTTGAGGGTGAAGACGTTATTATATTAGCTGACGGTAATGTAGTTACAGGTAAATCTATATCAGGGGGTGCTGTTACTCTAGATCGTAAAGCCAGCCGTGTTCATATAGGTATTCCAGTAGTATCCGATATAGAGACATTGAATGTTGAAAGCCCGAACGGAACTATACAAGGTCGCCCATCTAAAATGGCTCACGTTACGGTGCGTCTAGAAAACTCGAGAGGGTTACTAATTGGGCCTGATACTTCAAGACTCGTTGAGATGAAACAACGGCAGAACGAAGTTATGGGAGCTCCGACAGCTCTTCTAACTGGTGATAAACGCATTACACTGAAGCCAGATTGGAACTCGAATGGTAGATTGTTTTTAAGGCAACCCTATCCTTTACCCTTGACAGTGCTTGCAATTATACCGGATATCGATGTAGGATCGGATGGATGATCGACTATCAATTCATTCCAACAACGCCTGAGCATGTTGCTGAAATGACTGAAGTTATGCGAACCGAAGACGTATTTGAATTAATGGACTATGCAGGAGCTACACCCGCTCAAGCNNTAAAGNNTTTNANAGCAGGATCACGTGANACCACTTCTGTAACGGCAGATGGAAAATTAGTATTTATATTCGGGTGCGTGAGAAAGAGTCCGTTGAGTAATGTAGGGTGCCCATGGCTGTTGGCTACTCCAGAACTTCCTAAACATGGCCGTATATTTATCCGCTATGTTCGAGCTTTTTTACAAGAGATGTTGAAAGATTACGATATGTTTTTAAATTACGGGGATGCGTCGAATAAAACTTCCGTGCGGTGGATGAAATGGTTAGGATTTTCAGCGTTTTCGCCTGAGCCTGTAGGAAAAACCGGGCATCTATATCACCGTTACGAGATGAGAAGGAATTAAAGATGGCCCAAGCACTCCCATTTATTGCGGCAGGTGCAGCAGTGCTAGGCACTGGGATAGCCATGGCAGGGGCAAAGAGGCAAGGTAATGTTGCTGCTCAATTGGCCAATCGTCGTGCCGAGCAGTTAGCACAGCAAAAAGTAGCTGTAGAAGAAGACATTGTACAAGAATCACAAGCAGAAGATCTTCGTCGGCAACTAATTGCAAGAGAAGGTGCTCAAGAAGGGGGAGGGATAAAGGTTGCCCTCGCGAGCAACGGCGTACTGTTAGAACCCGGAGACACAGCATTCGACATCTTTCAAGATAGTAGGGATGAAACGAGATTTAAGATGCTTTTGTCTGCTCAACGTAGCGATATGCGAAAACGTAATCTTGCAATCGAAGCGAATACTATCGAAGGAAATATTGGAGCAACTCGATTTGAAGCTGAAGAAGCTCGCTCTGCTGCAAACATTCAGATGGCTAGTACAGCGTTATCGGGCGTTTCTAGTCTTTCGTCAAAGTTTACCTTCGATGACGCAGGCGACTTTAAATTTAGGACTGTTTAAAAATGGCTACTGTTCCCACAGCAAAAAGAGTTACAGCAGACGCAATCGCGCCTCAAAGAACTGTTCTGCCCGGAGTTACCGAGTATAGAGGTGCGGGTGCAGTAGCAAAAGCGCAAACACAGTTTGGTGAAAAGCTTAGTGCGTCAGCCGATGATTGGACTAAAATTGGGGCAAGTATTCAATTTAGCGACGAGAAATTAGATAAGAAGAATCAAACAAACGTACTTAAAAGAACAATATCAGACCATACTGACGGTAATAAAGAGCGAGGAATTGAAGGATGGAAGAGCCGAATTGGGCAGAATAGCCTCGATACCGCTGCACAGTCGAAAGCTGAGTTAAGAAAAGTTGTTACGCAACAGCTTGCCGACTTAAAAAGTGCTCAATGGGTAAAAGATGAATTGAGCGTAGATGCCGAGAGCTATCTTCTAGAGAACGAGGTTGGACAAGATCTACATAATATAACGCAGAGAAAAGCAGCGCGATTAACAACTAACAAAACTACGTTAAGACAGACTAGTAGAGATCTCGATAATATTGTAGCGGGGGATATAGAAGGTGAAGATAGACTTATCGATGAGATCGGGGTTGTTGCTCTTGACATGGCTCGTCAAGACGGGTTAACAGATAAAAATAATATCGATGAGTACATTAAAAGTTACCAATCTGCAGCTATCGGAAGCCGCATTAAATTCTTGCAAAGCACTGATGAATTACGGGCAGCTAAAGATTTATATGACCGCACAGAAGGCTTACTATCAGGCCCGTTAAAACTAGAACTTTCTGAGCTTGTCGAAACCGGAGGCGTTAAAGCCGACACTTTAACAGCGTTCGACAATATTACTAGAGTTCCGGGCCGTTCGCACGAGCAAATGATAA